TCTACAGTAGAATTGTTATACTCATATACTGTAGCAGGGTCTAGGCTATAAGTAGTAGCTTGGTAGCCTTCAGTGTAATCAAAACCCCACTTAATAGCTACTGCCTGATTCGTACCACCAATCAGTACCCAACCAATCTTTTTTAATACTTTTAATGAAGTAGCAGCATCAAAGTCAAAGTAGTTCGTATAGTACTGTAATCGATAAGCGGTCGTGTTGTCGCTGTATCCAAAGTACTTACCAATGTAGCCCGGCTTACCTATCAGTAGGTTTCTATCCTGTGTTACACATAATGCCTTTGGCTCTAAACTATCCCAAATTGTTACACGCATTGAGTTGTCTTGCAAGGCAGCTCTCGTGTCAAAACAATAGACAAACTTTGTAGTCGGTAGCGTTAATAGATAAATAGCATCACGTTCAAAATAGATACTCTTAATCTTAGTTAAGTCTGTTTCTGACGCTACTGCCGACATTAGTTCATCACGAACATTCTTAGAGATATCACGCATTGGTAGCGACTTCTCTTGAATCACTCGTGAGAGGCTACGCACACCAGCATCGGATAAAAATAATACATCTGTGCCTAAGCTCTGAACTGAATCACGAGCAATACATCCTACGTTGTTTAATATTTCTACTAAGGTTAACGAAGCAGTATCTAAAGGATTAGCGTAGATTGCTGTGTTCTTCTTACCAAAGAATATAATATATCCATTGTGTGCTGCTGCAGCAACTACAGGGTCTCCGTTAGGTAATACCTCTTCTAAATTAATATAACCAGCAGAACCATCTAAGAAGTCAGAGCCTTCTAATAAGTTACTAAAGTAGACAGTCTGTGTATCTCCACTGATGCCACCGCACCAAACCCTACCGTAAGCAGATATAACCCAACTAGGCATAAACGATGCTGTGTTGTGATTAGATGGTAGTTTAGCTGCGTCACCTACTCGTTGGAAACCAAAAGTACCACTATCGTGAGATCCAAAAGGATTACCAGAAACAGGTAACTCATGATACACCAACATAGGGTGTGCTGCTTGTGCTAAATAGACATGAGGCTGAAAATCGTTTACATCGCCGTATGATAGAGCCGCACCTTGCCAGTTGTTAGCTGTAATAGTATATGTTGCATCACCACTATTAGTCGTATTGCGTACTGTCTTAGTAGTCATCGTAGTTGTTCCTACGAATAACTTATTATTACCAGCACTAAGTACATCTGTACCACCACCGGTCACTACTTCAAAGATAAACTCTACTGGATTACTAGATGTTAAATCTGCATTGATAGTCGTATTAACAGGTGTCCAGCCTCGTCTTGCACCGATACGACCGTACTTGTCAATAACACAGTTCTGTGCTTTTAATGCAAAGCCAGACGACAAGGTAATACTAGACTCTTGTAGATTGAGTCCGTAAAAGCCCGGAGCAGCAATGGATTGCGTTAAGAGTTGACTAGCCATTTAGACCCAGTTCCACTGAGTTTCTTCAATATAACGATTCGATTCTAATGAAATCGCATCGGATAAACTTTGGCGATATAATAAATAAGTCTCACCAGACTGTACGCCACCGTCTTCACCACGCTCTGCTTGCGCCCTAGCCAACGCACCTAAGATGACTGGCTCATGTGGCACTAATAAGACATCAGCATTAACTGCTAATGGTTCTTGTGGTTTAATTAGGTTAAATCGTAAATTATAAGTTCCGTTAGGAATCGGGAACAAATCAACCTGTGTATCGCCGTTAGCATTAGTACCGTTAAAGTTATAATACTTTGGACTGCCCTTTTGTGCAGTTGTTAACAAAAACTGCTGATCCATCCACACCGTAGGAGCATTCTCAACAAAGAAGTTATCAGTGTCATTTAACACGTCGATAACACGAAAGCGTTGTCCTGAACCAACAAGAACATAGTTAAATACATCAGCCGTTGTCGTTGCTGATAGTGTCTCAGTTAAAGCATTCCAATTATAGGAATCCTCAACCTGACGCTTAGAATCATTGACATATCGAGCAATGAGCTTAACGTAGGCGTTATCCGATACCGAAGAAGCCTCTGGCTCTCGCAAGCGAATTAGTACGTCATTAACGAGTTGAATATAATTAAACGAAGCCATGCGTTATCCTATCATAGTTTGACTGTTTTGTCAAGTAAAATCTCAACAATCCCACTTCTTTAATGCCAAGGCTTTACGGGTAGGTCTGCCTTTCTCGTCCTTCATCGGACCTTTAACGCCTCCCATCCTTGCACAGAAGCTCTTTCGTCTTCCAGCCGCTTTAGGGGACTTTGCAGCCTGTTTAGCCGAAACTGGAGGCTTGAGGTCAGCTCCTTCAGTTCGCTTGAAATAAGCCCTTCCTTTGGCGTTTAAACCGCCTTTAGGGTCCTGATATACCTTCTTAACCATTATTTCTTCTTCTTAGCTGTTTTAGCGGCATCTCTGAAGTCCTTAGCCGATGGCGCACCTTTAGAACCTACCTTACGCATCTTCTCGCCTGATCCTGCGGCGATACGCTTGCGTTTAACGGCGATATTGGCATACAAGCCGGGTTTAGTAGCCACGCATTGCTCCCATCTTCTTTATAGGCTTAGCAACTACCTTAGCACCAGTCTTCTTAGCATACTGCTTAGCTTGCTTCTTACCCTTAGTTGTATAGGGGAACTTCTTCTCTTTGACCATTGGCATATTACTTACCTTTCTTCTTGGGTTTAGCTACTTTAGCGGTTGATAATGCGATTGCTACAGCTTGACGCTGTGGACGACCTTCTTTGACCATCTTAGAGATATTCTTACTGATTGTCTTCTGTGACTTACCTTTAGCGAGTGGCATTACTACTCCTTAGTTATAGTTCTGTACGGTACTGCGTTGTTCTAATTCTAATGTTACAATACAGCTTGCATTCGTTGCACCAGTTTCAATTAATACACGAATCTCGTCATGCTCATCTAAAACCACATGGGCTTGTCCATCAATGCGTAAGAAGTTCTTAGCAGTTAAAGAATAATCATAGACTACAGCAATCTCTACATTCTCAGAAGCGTCGTACCAGAATGCTCTGAAGTTCTTAGCAGAGGCTGTGCCGTTGTAAGCATATAATAAAGTCCACTTAGCAATGTTCCTAGTTGGAACAGTAAACATTGTTGTCAATGTATTAGCAGTAAGATTCTTACCTACGGAATGTGGTCTGCTCATTTAAGTACCAGAGTTAATAAAGTTATAATAATGAACCCAGCAGTGCCGAGGAGAATCTGTTCTAGTCTCTTTAGTCTAGCGTGTATCTGTTCGTATCGAACTTTACAGACTTCTTCGTGGCTTAGGAGTTTTAATTCTGCTTCTGTCACGGTAGCGTCCTCACATAGTCTTTAGCATCTGTCATCACATTCCCATCAGCATCTTGCAGTTCTTCACCAGCTAAGACTTCTTTTTTGAAGGTTTGGTAGTCGGTGTTGGCTGGGTCAAAAGGGATGCTTGCGCTATCTCTGAGTCGAAGAACTGACTGAGCCTTGCCATAAAATGGGTTGTCTTTGTGTGCTTTATACATTTATAGCTCCGAAGAAAAATCAACAAAAGCAGAAGTCGAGTTATTTGCTGTTAATACATATGGTCTAAATTGCGTTAAACCAGTAGCAGTAAACGCTTGAAACGCTGTATCTTGTCCAGCATATGTAGTGCTAATAGTAACTGCAAAAATACTGTTTCCGTCTTGAACTCCACAACTAGTAGAAGATATGGTTGGAGATGAACGCATTGTTACTGGGTATTTAAAAAAGATGTAGGCAGTTGTAGTAGCACCAGCAACACCAGAACCAAAACCTGTGTATGCCCCCGTTCCAGCATTCATTTTTGCATAATACCTCTGACACAAAGCTAATTCAGTTCCATAAGGTCTGTAATCAAAGCTAGTAGCTGTAGAGCCTACCTCTAGCTGAACTCCTGTGATGTAGAAAGTTGCTCCGTTTGTGCCGACTACGGATGTTGCTCCTGTGGTTGAATAATATGCGGTTGCACCCCAAGAGCCAGCAGTTCCACTAACTGTTGAACCAGAACCTAAACTAAAAAATAATTCAATACCAGAAGTATTGTTAGTTGCCCATGTGCCTGTTGTATCGCCAGCAATAGTTACAGTTTTGTATTCCCACGTATTTGCGGCAGAAATTGTGTAACTATATGGATAAAACCTGTTTCCAGCAGCATTTCTAAAAGAACCGCCAAAAGTTCCTGTTAAAGAACTACGCACCCAAAAAGATAGCGTAACTGTTTTGGCGTTTGCTGTTCCCCACCCTAAATCAGCAACATTAAATCCTTCAATATTTTGCCGAAGTAAAAATACTTCAGTAGAACCTACTGTATAAGCAGAAGAAGATGTAACACCTAAGTAATTAGTAAACCCTACAGGCGGTGTTACTGCACCAGCATTTTGTTGACAAGTTAATTTTGATGCTTGAGAAAGTGAAAAATACCATCTATCTAAAGTATATGCGCCACTTGCAGGAGTAACACTAGCACCAGCATTACGCTGGTCAATCACCATCGCACCATTGATGATGCGGTTTTTAAAACCAAAGGTGCTATCGGAGTTAAACTCTCCAGCTTGGGTTATTCCGTTTGAGCCGTCAATAGTGATGGGCATTATTCAGTTCCTTCTAGTTTTGCTTCTAGTTCTGCTATCTTTGTTGCTTGTGTATCTACGATTGCTTTAAGTTCTTGGATTGCTTTTACCAAAACAGCAGTCATCGAACCATAATCTAAACCATAATATTCTTCATTGTCTTGAGTTTTTGTTGAATGAACAAGCTCTGGAATAATAGGAAAAACTTCTTGTGCAACAAAACCTATTGCGTGACTATTGTCTGATTTAACATCATACTGTCTTGGTTTAAGAGCTAAAACAACATCTAAACCATAGTTGATGTCAGTAATGTTTTCTTTTCCTCTTGCATCAGAAGCATTAGTCCAAACACCTGATGTAGATAATGTTGCTGGCGTACCTCCACCAGATGTTGCGTAATACCAACTAAATGTTTTAGCACCTCCTGAATTTCTATTTACAAATTCAATAGTGGTTTGTGCAGAAGAATAGTTCATTTGATGCCCAGATTGGGAATAAGAACCATTATTTGTTACTAAAGCTCCATCTAATTGAGTAGTAGTTCCAACCAACACATTACCACTAGAGTCAATACGCATGGATTCTGTACCACCTTCAGAAAACGCAATTGTATCTGCTGCTGGGAAGAAGATACCTGTGTTGGTATCATCAGATTTAGAAATTACTGGGGCAGATGCAGAGCCGCCAGTATGAACTTGGACTTGCTGACCAGTAGAGATACTTACAGCCGCCGTTGTGCCATTGGTTTGAAGTTGTAATACACCGCTAGTATCGCCAGCAACAGCAATCGCTGTACCGCTAGTAGTTCCAGCCGAAATTGTTGATGCCATTATGCTAACTCCTCATCTTTTGGTCTTGGCAAAGTTGGGTGTTCCCACTTGGCAATGTAGTCTCCACGCCCGTCTGAATCGTTTTGTAGGGTAATTACAGTCATAAAATCCTGTGGTTGTAAGCTAGGATATAGAGCCATGATTTTGTCGTATAGCATTATGCACCCCTTACCAATACACCT